ATTCTTGTATCTTGTTGAAGTACAAAGGTTTAAGTAGTCCATGAACAAAATGTCTGGTACAAACCCCCTCTTGATCTTCAGTTCGTTCATCAACGCACGAAAGTTATTAACAGATGCAGTTGCAGTTGGATACTCCTTGATAATCAATTTTCCAGTAATTTTTTTCTTGAGTTTGTCTACTTTTTTACTATAAACATTTTTTGGAAGTTCCTTGAGTGCATCAAGGGTAACATTCATAAGGTTTGCATCAATCCGTTCTGCAATCCGTTCCTCTGCCATTTCCAAAGTGATGTAAAGAACATTACGATTTTCCGCAAGACAGTTTGCAGCCATATGACACATGAATAGGGATTTACCTACTCCTGTTCCTGCAAGTGCTATGTTGAGTGTTTTTCGGGGAAGACCACCAGCAGTGATCTTGTTGAAGTATTCTAAATCGAAAGGTATTTTCTCTTCTTTTTTTCTATAAAACTCAAACCGCTCCATAGAATTATCAAGATAGTCATGACCGATATGAACATCGAAGCTAACAGAAAGAGCATCAGATAAGATAGTAGGGATAGCACTTTTTGTAAAATTTGATTCTTTAGTTTCGTCAAAAATCCCAATTGATTCTGTAATTGCATTGTAGAGGGCCTTGTCTTGACAGAACTTTTCTGATCGTTCCAATAACCATGATAAATCTTCCTTTTCGTTCTTCTCATGAACTTTTTCTGTTTCTTTTAATAGTTCTGTTGTCGATTGAAAATTTTCATCTGTAAGGTCAGTTCGTTCACCTAATTCTATTATAACCGCTTCTTTTGTTGGCGGATTGGAATATTTGTTGAAATATTTCTTTATTTCCTGAAAAACAACTTTATCTGAAAATTGGGGAAAATATTCATCTTTGAAAAATGGAAGTGTTTTTCTTGCATACTCTTCATTATATAACAGGTTTCTGAAAATCATATCTTCTAGTCGTTCCATCTTCACTTTCTTCTTTTTGTTTTTCTAATTCTTTATTAAGAACATGAATATAAATTTGTCCTAAGAGAGATTCAAATGTATCTCCCTCTTCATCTGAAAATTCCTTATCCTTCAAATCAGGCGGAATTTTAATCATGTCGTATTCAAACCTGACCTTAGAAGTACCATCATCATTATCTTTGTCTGCCATTTGAAATCGACCATACGCAACATCAATTCCTGCAAATGGGCCTTTTTCTATTCTAACACAAAGGCGTTCCTTATCATCTGGATCTGGAACTTTACTATAATACTTCTTGATCTGTTCCGGCGTCATCTCCGCTGGAATCTTCATTTGTTCTACCATAAGTATACTCTATTTTCGCATAATTGTCAAGTTGATTCAGTATATCCTCTGTAAAATATTTCTCAGGATCTTTGAGGATTTGTTTTCCAAACAGTTTTGACCCATCTGGAAGTTCATATCGAGTTGAAACTTTTTTGAAAATTCCTGCAGCTTCAGCCATTTCCAATAAGCCATAATACTTGTGCAATCCATCCTTGTATGTCAAAAGAACATCAACCATTTTGTTTTCTTTTGTCAATCGTGATTTGTTCATTTTACAATGAATGATATTTCCAATCACCTCTGTTCCATCCTTCTCTTTTCGTTTGGACAAGAACACGATAGAAGATGCAGCATATTGCATTGCAGAACCACCACCCATAACTTTAGTTGGATACATCGTTCCAATCTGTTCGTATACGTGATTGGTTACTATAAATGGAACATTCACCTTCGCAAGCATCAATGTGAGTACACGAAATGCACCCTTGATTACTTGGGCCTTTGTCATGTCCCTCTTACCAGAATCACTAGATATATCTGTCATTTCTTTTGTAGTTGACAACATACCTAAAGAATCCAGACACATCATCAATGGTGGTCTTTCTGATTCATCTATCTCACCATGTTTTTCCAGAATCTTAACTGCCTGATGTCGAAACTCTTCAACTGTTGCAACCGGCATATGATATACTCTTGTCGTATCAATTCCACGTTCCTTGAGCATTTCACTTGTCAATGCAGATTCCGATTCAAAGTAAATACATCCACCAGTAGGGTTCATATCAAGAAAATGCTTGACCAACCCTAACGTGAAAAATGTCTTACCTGTGGCAGATTCTCCTGCGATTGCAGTTATTTTGTTTGCAGGAAGTCCTCCATAAATTGAAGCAGACAAAAGTGCATTAAACACATAAGAACCAGTATCGATGTATTGAGATACATCTCCACCAAAAATTCCATCATCAACTAACATTCCATATTCATTTCCTGCCGACTTAGCAAGTTCTTTCATATAATTCATAATTTACCTTTCATTTCATTTTCATATCTTGTACTGTATCACACAATCCCAATTTTTTGGCTTCTTTTCCATCCAACCATACATCGTGTGCGGGCATTAGTTTTTCACGAATTTCTTTTTCTTTCATTCCTGTACATTTTTTGTAATGGTTCATTAACCGTATAGTAGTCAAATCAAATTCTTTCACACGAGCAAATAATTCATGTTCTTTGCCCCAATTGCCCCACGAATATTGATGAGACAAAATTGAAGTATTTGGTGTGAGAATTCGTTTACCTTTAGTTCCTGTAATGAACATCAACAAACCACATGATGCAATCATTCCCATACCAACTGTACGTATCGGAATACTTGAACCCATCATTACATCAAGTAACGCAAAACAAGCATTCAAATCTCCGCCAGGAGAACAGATCCCCAAAGTCAACTCTTTGTGTTGTTTTTCTTTAGCAAAATTGGCTGCAATAATCCAATTAATTATCGGATTCATTGATTCCATTGTCACATCTCCCATAAACACATGAAATCCTCTCTGGAACAAGTCTGAGCTCGGATCTGTTGAGCTTTGTGGTTTTTGTCCTTTTTCTTCGTCTTCTGTCATTTTTTTCCTTTCATTTTCTTAAAAACATCCCACGTTAGGATTTTAAAATCGTTTCCGTCATCATCGGAATATTCAGCAACATTCTCCTTATCTATCACTTCTTTATCAGATAAGTCTGGCATGACCGTAACGGTTTTGGTTGCCATCTTTCTTTCTCTGCGATAATCTCTCAGAGAAATATTTGCAGCGATCACTAAGACAACTGCAAGGGGATCAAATACAAAGATAAGAAGTATGATTATCCAACGGACGGCCTCTTCAAGTTGCGACTCACTTACATCATCATATAACATACTCGCTACATAACGAATAGGGCCAACCTCCACTTCTGCAAGATTTAGTTCAGTTTTCATACCATACTTCTCATCTGTCAATTCATCTATTTCTGTTTCCAATCCTTCTATTTTTGTTTTTAAAAGATTTGTTTCATTATCCATTGCACCAATCTTGGCCAATCCTTTTGAGATTGCACCAAGTTCAATATATTTTTGAAGTGCATCATCTAATGTGTCTAATCTACCTTGATACCTGTTTATCTGAGTTTGTCGTTGATTTACCTTGAGGTCTATTCTTTCAATCCGTTCTTCCAGTAATGCGGTAGGACTAGATTGTGTAATATGCGCTCGTGATAAAAACCCAAATATACCTAGAGAGGTTATCAGCATCAATACAACTACTGCTACAATGAAATAAGACCTTATTGTAAAAGGACTTGTTTTCCAATTCTGGAATGTCCATGATGCACATATCAATTTTCCTATCTCAAGGACAACACCCATTATTGCAATCGCAGTTGTGGCGCCCGCAAAGATTGCCATTAGACCAACTATTGAATAATAGGCCGCAACCGTAGATATTGCGAGTGCAACCAATAGTGTTAATAACCCGAAAAACATTCGTCCTCATCCGAAAAACTCTGAAAGATCTGATATGTGTTCAGTCTGCCAACCAATGGCTGACATAACTGTTGACATAGGATCAATAAACGATTTCTGAAACATCTTATCATAATCAATGTATTGTTCTAACTGTAACTCAGGTGGCAACTGATTGAGAATAGCAATCACTTCTCCACCAGTAGTATTTGGTTTCTTGAGATATGCAAACTTTATCTTTTCACCATCTTGTATCAATGGATAATCATTTGTTAATTTCTTGTCTTTTAGAAGTTTGTTATAAAGTAATGCCCCTTTTACATGAACAGGTGAACCTTTAATATACAAATGGGCCGCATCATGATACTTTGTCAGACCACGAACCGAGCGAGGAAAAAATACATCTTCTGCTTTCAATGTCTGAAACTCTCCCCTGAACTTATCAATATAATTTATCGCATCTTCTTCTGTACCATTCATGATAATATTAAAAATCCCCTTCATTCTTTCTTTACATGCTGCAGGAGTAGAAGATCGAACCGATTCAATTCCCATAACCTTGAGTTGTGGGGTTTCATATCGAACACCTTCCGCATCATACACATTCATAATGTAACGTTTCTTTGCAGTCCAAAGGGCCTTGTCTGCAATATTTTCACGTTTCATTACCATCTTTTGGTCATATGCATTTACATATTCGGCAAGTTTCTGATAAGAAGTATCTATGATTTTTTCCATTTGTTCAGAACAAACCTTATCTAAAAAATCAACTACTTTATTCTTATCATCAATTTTATCTCCATAAACTTTTTTTACCAAATCATCCATGCAAATATAAACCGAATCTGTATCAACTGCCACAACATAATCTTTTTCTTCTTCTGGTTTAAGTAGTTCGTTCAAATATCGATTGATTTCTTTTTCGATCCATTTGATTGAAAGTTGTCCAGATGTTGTAACTGCCTCTGCTATTCGTTGATCAAAATATCTAAAGTGTTCATTTCCCATTGCACCAAAAGCAGAGTTGAGTGTAGTCTTTAGATTGTTCTGCATATTATGATATTTGGAAATCAATTTATATAATTCTACTCTCTTGTCTCCATCCTTTTCCTTCTCCAACTTTTTCTTGGTTGCAATCATCTTTTTCTTATACTTTACACGATCATTATAGATCTGTTGCATCATTTCTGGCAGAAATCCCTGTACATCCTTTCGATAAAATTCATTGTTTGGAGTATAAGTAAGATTATATTTTTCCAAATCATTCAATGATTGCGATTGATTGAGCAATCCATTCACACCCGGCCGGTCATCTTTAATCTTTTGTAATTCTTTCGGTAATTCATCTGTAATTAATGTTTCTGGACTCAAATTATATTGCATTATCAAATGAGGATACAAAGAGTTCAAATCAAAATTCACTACCCATTCATGGGCTCCAATAATTGGTTCCTTAACAAATGCACCTTCAAAGTTTGAAGATTTACTAGCATGTTTCTTTGGTGGAATAACAATTTTCTTCCTGAGAAGATTATTGAAAATTAATGTATCCCACATCCGAACTTGGCCGAATGTATTTCCGTAATTCACCTTGCAAAGATATGCAAGTGCAACTATCATTTCAAGTAATTTTAATTTACTTTCTAATTCTTCAACTAATTCTACATCTTTAATATTGTATTCAATGAACTTCTGATAATCGTTTTTGTAAAGAAGATGAAGAGAACCCTGTTCAGAATAATCAAGTTTACGTTCTCCCAATTCCACAAATGCAATATGATCAAGTCGATATGACTCTTGATTAGTATAAGTAAATTTACGATACATTGATAAATAATCAAGAGTTTCTACTCCAATTATTTCATAGGCTTGAAGTTCTTTCCCACCCATTCCAAACATTGTATATTCATAAATCTTTTTCCAAGGCGAAAGTAATCGGTATGGATTTTTCTTTTCATCAAAGAGCCGTTTTGCACGATTAACCAAATATGGAATATCAAATGTTTCTATATTCCATCCT